GAGCTGTCGCACATAAACCAGTAAGCATCGGTGTCCGTACCACCCGTGCGCACGTCAAGGCGCGGCCAGACAATGATCTGGTTGATTTTGCCCTTGAGCGGGTTGCTGTCCACGTTCGGGGTGCCCTGCACACCAGAGGAGAAGACAATGCGCTCTGCAAGGTCTTCATTGGTGGCGGATACGATGAGCGTGTTGAGGTTGATGGGGCGGATAATACCGTTCGGGTCTTGGAAGCGGCGTGCGCGTGCGCGGCTCTCCACGATAGCCTCGCGGGAAATAACCGGGTCAGCGGTACCTGCTGCGTTAACAAGCAGGTTGCTGAAGGTATTGCTGTTGAGGTTGTTGGAGTGCGACGCGGAGAAGAGCGCCAGGCCATCAGGACCGGTTGAGGTGACGGTTTTGCCGTACACGTCGGTGTAGCTGGTGGACCAGCCGTTCGTGAGGACATCTGCGTAGGACTGGTCAATCTTGTGGAAGCCGTCCTGCGTGATGCTCTTAACGGTGCTCTCTATCTGGTCATGCAGGTCGAACTTGCGCATTTGCTTCGTTACAGGAACGAGGGCTGCGAAGTGACGCTGCGTGTAGGTGATGCTGTCACCTTCTACTGAAGTGACGGAAGGGAAGTCCTGACCATCGCCCACCTCTTGGATACCTGCCACGCCGTGGAGGATAAGGTGATCGAAGGTGCGGCGGTCCGTATCCTTCACCTCGAAGATTTTAGGACCAACCATCTCTGCGACGGAGTTTGCAGCCTGCTCGTTGAAGATGCCCTGCAAGTCGTCGGTGAGTGACGGAAAGTCTGATCGAGTAATCATTGATAAGTAATGCTAGTGAATAACAAGAAACCCCTAAAAATTAGGAGTTGGGTACGCCACGAGTGAAGTGGCCAATAACTTTGGTCTGACCAGGCACGCCGCGCTCGATGTAGAAGATGTCGTCAGTCGAGGCGTCGGGGTCAATGGTGCCAGCCGCAGCAAGGTCTGCTTCAGTGCCGACGTCGGTTTGTGCCCAAGCTGCATCAGTGTCTGCCTCGAAGGTAACACCATCGGTGCGGCACATGAGAACTTCCTGGCCGTTGGAGGTCGTTGTAACGGTCTCCATAGCCACGTATCGAACGTCAACGTTCCCCCCGGCAGAGGCAGTCGTGAGATAGCCTGAGCCGTTGTCCACCATCGCGTCCCCTTTCGTAATCGAGGTGGACGTGGCGCAACCCACACGCACCAGTTGGTGCTGGAAGTTGGAAATCGGTTTAATTGCCATTGTGCTCTTAACTAAGTTAGTAAGAGCGGCGTGGCTTGGAGGTTAGGACTTCTTGGTGTACCAGTCCGTCATGGACGTGGATTTTCGCAAGATAGGCTGTGTGCTTCGCTCTCCGGTAGGAGCTGGGGCACCAGAGGTGCGCTTCACTCCTGCGGTCGTTTGCAAATCAGCAGCGGGGTCAGTGTTAGTCTTCGCCCGTGCCTTGTAGACAATCAAAGCGTCCTTGAGGTCTTCGAGAATAGCGTCGGGGTCTTCCTGGCCTCTGCGGTTCACGTAGAGGGCGCGGACAGCCTCGAAGTTCTCTGCCAACTCAGGGTCAGCCTTGGCGAGCTTAATAGCCTTCTGTGAGTTGATGCGGTACAGGTCTGTCTTGGTAAGCGCGTCGGTCGGCTGCACAGTGACAGGCTCGGCCTTCGCCTCCTCTTTGGGAGCGTCGGGCTTACTTTTGCGTTTCAGTATCTCTCGATACTTCTTCGCTTCAGACCTGAGCACACTCACGTCCTCAATCGCATCAAGCGGATCGCCGCTTGGTTCTGAGGGGAGGTCATTTGGTAATGTGCTCTCCTGCGAACCTCCGAGTTCCTGCTCTTGCTCGGCTCCAAGGTCTTTATTCTCGTCTTCTGGCATAGTGACGGTGACTAGTTTTAATACAAGCATTACGCTTGCGACAAGGAGGAAGTGCAGTGGCTAATCCTTCTTCCCTTTCGCAAAGGTCTCTTGTTTCTTCTCAAACGCGCTGCGGGCCTTCTGGAACAACAATGTGTTCTCCATGCGCTGCCCTTGGACGGTCTCTTTCCAGTCGCGTGCCTGGGCGTGGACGATGCGCGTCTCTCGTTCTGCGCAGTACTCCTTGAAGCCTGGTGTCTCGTAGAGGGTGGCAAAGAAGTTGGCGCGGCGCTTTTCGTCCAGCAAATAATTCACGGGCGTGTTGTACAACTCACGCTCAGTCAGTCGTATCAGGATTTCAATGAGCCAACGCTGTAATTTTATCATGACTTTTTAATGAGAGGTGTGAGTAAGTCGCAATCCCGGTTCGCTGACGATTGCGTATTGCTTGTTCTCCTCCTCTACGTCCCATGCATCGAAGGGATTGTAGGCCAGTCGGTCGCCGGGCTTGACACCTTCAATATCACTGCCCACAGCGACCACAGTACCCCATGCTAAATAGGTGTGCATGTCGGTGCGTTTCTTGTAGTCGCTCTGCACAATGATGCCGGAGAGAACTTCGGTCTTGGTTTTAGGGTCTTTGAGCACGAGGACGTGGTTGCGGGTGGGGGTAATCATACAAAGCGCGATTTGAGCCGTTTAAACTGGCCGATAAGCTGGTCAAACACACTGGGGTATGTCCAATCCGGGCAATCCTCCCACATAGCGTTAGGGTGTCCATTGCGGTCTAGTCTCCACACAGAGCCCATGACACACGGACAGGTCTTGCACACGCGAATGGGAATGAATGATGGGTAGAGGAACCACGCTGTCGTGCGGTTGATTTCGGTATAGCGCCAATCGTGGGTGTGGGTGGTCATGACCAATGGAGTTCTACTTTGTAACGGGGCTTAGAGCGGAGGATTCTGCGTTCTCGGCCTTTCCATTGGGTAGCGCGGTGGACAACCAAATAGAGGCTAAACCACTTCCAATCGCACAGGACAACGTAGCGCCAGTTAGATTTCTTCATTGGTTCAAATAAAGCACTCCCCTTGCCAGCGCGTCGGCAGCTAGGAAGGCAATGACGAAAATGGCCCCATAGACCAGCAGAACAGCAACCCACACCTTCGCCTGCTCACGCCTGCGCTGGCGTATCCTTTTAGTGAAATAGTCTGTAACGGGGTCAGTGCTCATCGGTTTGTAACAAACAGCGGCCCGTGCTCTCGTTTCTTCGCTTTCTCCTTCATTCGCTTGTTGAAAAAATACTCTGCTCGCTCGTCTGCGGTCTTAGACGGCTTAGGGCGGCTCATTACTGCATATCGTAACATGTCTCCGGCATGGTCCTCCCCGTCGCTATCAACATCTTCTGGGTTATTCTCGTCGTGAATGAGTGAGGGGAAAGTGCGAATGAACTCGGTACAAGTAGAGAACACCTGGAGCTTGGCGGTCAGCTCGTCCTCAAACTGGAAGGGCCGTAGATACTCTCGTACCTCCCGCCAGCCAATTACTCGGTCATTCACCCCCCGTACGAGCATGGGACAGCGATGACGTTTAGTCTGAGCGTTCATGGTCAGCTCGCGCACTCTGCGCTCAAACACCTCTGCGCCTGAAAGCGCGTCGTCGCGTTCCCCCTTCTTGGCCCAGAACGCGGGATCAGCTACGAGATACTCGATAGTCTCATTCACGCCCGTCATGGAGACGTAGGCTTCAGCCAATTGCGTGTAGGTTAGCTCGTTCTGGTACAGCTCGCGGTAGAGGTAGAGCTGGCCGGTGGGGTCAATGGCAAACCAGCCTAGCGCAGAAGGTGCGTTGTAGCCGTAGTCGAGGGCACAGAACCGTCGCCAGTCATCGGGAATGGTCCAGGGTTCACAAACGTGTATGTTCCTACGCCACTCGGTGAAGTACTGCCCTTTGAAAATATCCCAATCGCCTTCGAGGTAGGCTTTGCGTTTATCCGCAGGCAAGCTCTCAAGCTGTTTGAGGTAGCTCTTGTCTATGTGCGGGTTGTCTTGTGCCAGGGCTCGAACGTAATGGAATTGGTCGGGCTCTGTTTCGTTTTCATCGAATTGTCGGTCCAGCCATCGCTTTTTAACCCATGAGTGCCCGATACCCCCGGGGTTAGTGGCGGCCATGAAACGTATGTCGGTGATGCCCGGCCAGCGAAGACGGTTACGCAAGTCGTCAAACACGTCTTCAGTGTTCTTCGTAAGCTCGTCCACGGCGATGGCCGCGAACTCTGCGGATTGGTATTTGGAAGGGTCATCGAGGTTGCGGAACTTAATGATGCCCCCGCCGTATTCGTCTGCCAGTATAAAGGCTCTGCCGTGAAGCGCATGGTGGCTTGTATAGGTGCCCAGCCACGGGGGAAATTCCTTGCCGACTTTGGACAATTGGCGGTCTTCGAGCGCAGAATAAGTCTCACAGAAGAGACCAACTTCAACGTTTCGATGTCCGTACTTGGCCCATCGAACCAGAAGTCTAACGAGTGCCCACCTAAGCCAGTAACTCTTTCCACCCGCCATCGCGCCGCCGTAGAGGACGTAACGATGTTTGAGTGCGGCTTGGAACGCCTCCTCTTGCTTGGGCGTGTAGTGGGTAAGGTCCGTGATTTGGAGTTTTTCATGCTTCATGCTTTTGGCGTGAGGCAACGCCGTGCGTTGGTAGGTAAAGGTGACAGATGCAGCAAAGGACGCGTCCGTTGTTTACGTCTAGGGCCAGTTCGGGGTGCAGATTGAGGGGCTTTTTGTGATCTACGGTGAGTTTGGTGCGGTCAGTCTCGCCACAAAGCACACACTGATGACCGTCCTTCTCCAACACGGCTTCGCGCCAATGCTTGTAGTTGGTAGAACGGCGTATCTTTTGGAGCGCTAACCGTCTTGGGTCTGGGAGAATTGAGGCAAACTTCGCCTTCATGGACGCTTGTATCTTGGCGCGGTGCTCCTCACTAATAGGCTTGCCGGTGAAATGAGCGGATAGTTTCTGCTTGGTCGCATCACTGTGTCGTCTGCCTGTAGCCTTGTCCGCGATCTTAGCCTTGGTCTGGTCAGTGTGTTTTACGCCAGCTCTAAAGCCCTTCAGTCCCTTATTCCAAGCTGGTTTCGTTCGTGTGTAGACGCCTTTCATATTCGGGGAGAAGTGGAGGAGGTCATTGAGGTGTATTTTTTCTCGTGTTGTCACCAAAAGAATAGAACCAGCAGGCAGCGCCTAACGCTAAGACAATTGGCGCTGGCATATTAAGCGACACAGATAGAAGGAACAGGACCAGAAGCACCCAGGCTACCCACGTTTTGGGACTATGAGTTGTTATGCCGTCGTCAGTTGGTTCGTTATTCATCGCTTGAAAGATACGGCTTTGCGGTATCGAGCCACTCAAAATAATGGTCATCACCGCTGAATGCTAAAGGTGTACCCTTGTAGCCCCAGAAAGCCTTGCGGTCAGTTGCGTCAATGATGATACCTTTGCGCGGCACGTTGCCCTTTGTGTGGATTACCTTGTCGCCTAGTCCAAAATTATTCATCTGAGCTAATAAGGAGCGGCTTGCCGTCCGTCGTGAGGTCTAGCTTCTCGCCAAACTTCTTGGGCTTCACTTTGGAGACGTACCACTTGCGCGTATCAACGCGAAGGCGGTCACGATTCACGTCTTCGCCTTGGTCGGCAATGTCCAACGCCTCCTCGAAGAGCACTTCGGCTTGAAGGTCTCTCGCCCGTGCGTACTGTTCTGAAAATTCTTTCTTCTCTGGGTCAAGTACCCACAGCATGACAGTCGAAATCACCGGCATACCTTCACCCTTGCAGATGGTGCGTAGGCTCTCACCTTCAGCGATGCGCTTGCAAATTTCCGTGCCGAGCTTTTTGTTGTATTTAGTGGGGCGGCCTATCGCCATATATCTCTAGTTTACCACGGATATCCGCGCACAGGTACGGCAATAGACCTTGGTGGGGATTGCGGAGCCAATCGTGTAGAAGCGGTCGTGTTTCTTGGAGCCACAGTAGGGGCAGCGGTTAGTCTTCATTCCAAGTCCTCTTCATCGAGGCTCAACTTCTGAAGCTGTGCCTGACGTTCGGGCGATATGGCGGGTCTATCTGCAAACTTGACTGGGTAGGGTTTCAGGGGAAAATACACGTCAAATTGCTTTAAGAGGTTGTTGGCTCGCACCATAGATATGTCATGCCTCTTTGCTATCCACTCCACTGCTTCCTTCCTGGTGAGGACTTGGGGGATTAGTAAGTCTAGGGTGTCTCGGCGCACTTTGAATATATTTAACTTCTGTGATGAGGCACGCTTTGTGGGCGGA